CGATTACTAACCAAAACTGGATTAGTGGCCTAAACGTAACAGCAACTTTAAACTAGGAGTAAGATCATGGCTTTTACTATCGTTACTCAGGGATCTTTCACTTCTACTGGTGTTGGTGTTAAAGTTCCACTTCCAAGTTCAGCAGATTATTTTAAAGTTCAAAACCTTACACAATTAGCTACTACACAAGGTACTGGTCGTGGAGTGATGTTTGAATGGTATAAGAATCTAACTCCTGCTGGTGCAGCTATTGAATGGCTAAAAACAAACTCAACAAATGCAATGAACTTGACACAAGTTTCATCTGGTGGGTTTACGTATGTTGAAACAGCTCCTATTGTAGAAGCTCAAGCAGCAGCAGCTATTACAGGTATTACAGCAGCAAACCCTGCAGTTGTGACCCAAACAAATACATATTCTGATGGAGATCTAGTAAGAATTTACAATACAACAGGCGATTTAACAATCGGCGGTATGGTATTTCAAATTTCTTCTTCTTCTGGTTCAGGTTATACTTTATTAGGTTTGCCAAACACATCACAAAACGGTCTTGCAGCTGCAACAGCAGGTAATACACGACGTGTTTCAAAATACGCTGCTGTAGATCCAGAATATTTATATATCACTGGTATCTCAAATGCAGGAAGTTTAACAACACCATACGTTGGAAAAAGCGTTGTTTCTGTATCTGTAGACCCTTCAGCATACTACGTTGTTGGTATGAAAGTTCATTTTAGCGTTCCTACATCATTTGGAATGTCTCAAATGAGCGGTTTGACTGGCACAATCGTTGCTTTAAATGTATCTAATACAGGTTTAACAAACTTTGTTGCAGCCTATAACATGGTTGTTGATATTGATTGTTCTTCCTTTACACCTTTTACATTCCCAGCAAGTGCATTGTCACCAACAGCACAATTATTTGCTACATTGGCTCCTGCAGGTGCTCAAACTAGCTTTGATCCTATCACATTGGTTCAAACTGGTTATGAATTTCAAAAGCAACCATTTCATACAGGTCAATTTACTCCATTTATGTACTTAGCTGCTGGCGCACAATCTCCAGCTGGTAGTACATCTGATGTAATTGTATGGCAAGCGTATAAAATGGAAAACTAATTGAATTTATATAATTTAATAAGGGTAAAGGTTTAATGCCTTTACCCAATTAATAGGTAAAAATGCCAGAAGCCAATACGTATTTACCGGGAACCTTGGTCATACCTGGATCCCTTTTGATATCCAATATGACTAATGCTTATCAAATGGTTGTCACTATTGTAGATTCAGCAGTGAATTCTTACGTTGTCGGTCAATTGGTAAGATTCACAGTTCCAAAAAACTATGGAATGATTCAGGCTAATGGTTTGACTGGAGAAATAACAAACATAAATGCATTAGATTTTACTGTAGCTATAGACTCAACTTATTTTGATGTATTTACAGTTCCTCCCACGTTGAGCGCAGTAGAAAAACCAGCTTCACTGAGTCCTGCAGGTTCTAGAAACCTTGTAATAAATAATAATACCCAAAGAGTCCCATTTCAAAATTTAAACAACATCGGAAACTAAACAAAGAGGGAAATATGGCACAAATTGTAATGGTAACAGAAACTGGAGAAGAACACGGTTTAATTAATACACTTCCTAACTCAGTAGCAGATGATGGATTTGCTTCAATGAAACCTGAAATGAAATCTAAGGCTGAAAAACAAAAAAAAGAAGATAGCCGTATTGTAAAAGCACGTTATATTAATCATCGTGGAATGCATGAAAGATTAGATAAACCATATATGAGATACGCAGGAGATCCAATTCAAATTTATCATTTGATTCCAGGTAAGACATATGATTTACCTAAAGGTTTTGTAGATGAAATCAATGAGCATAAAGGCTTAGCACAAAGAGCTGATAGAGTTATTGATGATAAGGTGATGGCTAAAGACCAAAACCCATTAAAAATCCATGAACTTGTCCCAATTTCATTTTAATTAGGTAAATATGGCAATCGCTCCTCCTGATTCAACATTAAACGCTATACGTCTAAAAGTTCGTAGACTTATTGCTTCTCCATCAGAACAGCAATTAACTACAACCACTATTGACCAAGCTATCAATACATTTTATCAAAATGATTTTCCTTACGGAATAAAACTTGATCAGATGAGGAGCGTTTACACATTTTATACTGCTCCATACCAAGGAAGATACCCTTTAAACGTTAATTTTAATCAGGGTATCAGGGCGCCAGTATATGTAGATGGAATTAATGGAACATTTTTTAAAGATCGTAATGATTTTTACAGAATGTGGCCTAGATTTCCGACATTGTCCAAGCCTTTTGTAGGAGATGGCACAACAAATTCATCCAATATTTTAATTACCTTCACTTGTCCAACAGTTCCATTTCTCCCAGGAAACGTAACATTTGGTGGTTTGGCTGTTGGTGGTTCTGCAATAAGAATTGCTGACGATGGAGAAGGTAATCTTTACTATCAATCTTCAGTACCGCAAGTTTCAAACCCATCGATAACAACTAACGTTTCGGGTATGAAAAACTTAAATAACGCTCCTGCAACTGGAGAATTAGGGCCAGGCGATGAGCAACAAACTAGAGTAGGAAGTGTAGATTATGTAACTGGTGTATTCATTATTGACTTTTCTTTAGCTAACGTTGTACCTGCTAGCGGTTCTGAATTTAACCTTTTTGTTTCACAATATCAGCCAGGGCGTCCTTATTCTTTGTTGTTTTGGAATAATTATTTTGAGATTAGACCTATACCTAAATTGATTCATAAAATTGAAGTTGAGACATATTTGACACCCGTTCAATTTCTTGAAACCAGTGATAATCCTATATTATTGCAATGGTGGCAGTATCTTGCGTACGGAAGCGCACTAGAGATAGCTAGAGAACGCCAAGACCAAGATAGCATAGATAATCTTATGGAAGGATTCAAACGCCAAGAAGCTCTTGTTTTAGAGAGGCAAGGGACGGAGGAGATTGGACAGCGCAACAATACAATTTTTACAGCTACAACACAAAATCTAGGATGGAACCAAGGTTGGGGAAATCCTTATGGGGGATAAAATGGTGGCAATAATTATGTAAAATGGTATTATTTAAATAACCTAGGAGGGTTATATGAAAGAATGCCATAGATGTAAAAAAGAAAAAGAACAGGATCAGTTTTGGAGTGGATGTGCATATTGTATTGAATGCGACAAAGAATATAGAAAGGAATGGAGACAGAAAAATAAAGAAAAATATGCAGAAAGAAGAAAATTCTTGTGGAGACAAAAACATAATAGAATATGCAAGAATTGTTCCTTAGAATTTGTTGGAAAAGGTCTAAAAAGGGATTTTTGCTCAACTAAGTGCAAGTTGATAAATAATATTGAAAGGGTAAATGGATGCTGGGAGTGGAAAGGAGATATACATCCAAATGGTTATGCATATACTACAATATATGAAAACAACAAGAAAATGCATGCTCACAGAGCAAGTTATATCATTTTTAACTGCAAAAGAAAATATGCAGGACGCAAAGAAAAAAGGTAGATTAAGAAATCAATATGGATAAAGTACCTCCAAAAAAGAAATAGAGAAGAATAATGGCAAAATACCAACCAATCAAAATTGCAGGAATGTCTACTGGGTTAGTAGAGTCTAGGGAAGAATTTATTCTTCCAAACGACGCCTATCCAGTGCTACAAAATGCTTTTGTTTGGAGGGAAAGAATTAAAAGAAAGAAAGGTTGTAGATTTTTAGGTCGTCTAACAAGATCAATTGCAAGCTATGTTGCAGCAACAACAACACTTTCAGTAAGCAGCCAAATAGTGAATTTATTTTCTACTACTAGTCCGGTTATAGTTCCAGGAAATGGTCAAATTGTACCAGGTAGCGTTTTAATAAGTATTACTGGAGGAAATGCAGCAAATCATGGAACAGGTATAGACGATGATTTTGGAAATATTTTAGGTACTATAAATATAAGTTTATCAAGCACAATTAATTACATAACAGGAGATTTAAATTTAGTATGGAATAATCAACCAGTTGCTGCAGCATCAAACATTAACATTTCTTATAGCTATTACCCTAACCTTCCAGTTGTAGGTATAATAAATAGAGAAATTAATTCTAAAAACGATGAAGAAACAATCTTTTTTGACACTAAATACGCTTATAGGTATAGCGGAACAACGTTCAGTGAATATATTGCTGGTACTACATGGAACGGAACCGACTATCAATTATTTTGGGGTACAAATTACTGGGTTAGTTCATCTAATGTGAAATTGTGTTGGGTGACCAATTTTAATTTAGGAGATGTTGCAACGGCAAGACCTGCTGATCCAATTAGATATACAGATGGAACTACCTGGACAAATTTTTCCCCTACACTCAATGTAGCTGGAACACTTTTTTTAAACCAAGCATTAGCATTACTTCCGTTTAGAGGAAGACTTCTCGCGTTTAATACATACGAGGGAAATACTAATAACATAACAACAACAACAGCTGTTCAAAGAAGACAAAGAATTAGATGGTCAGCTATTGGAAATCCATTAACTACAGATGCTTGGAAAGACGATATAAGAGGTCAAGGTGGTTTTCTTGATATCCCAACAAATCAGGACATTATTTCCGTCGGTATGGTTAGAGACAATCTAGTTATTTATTGCGAAAGAAGCACATGGCAATTGAGATATACAGGAAGATCTATTGCTCCTTTTCAAATTGAAATGGTTAATGCTGAATTAGGTACAGAAAGCACATTTAGTGCCGTTCAATTTGATACTTCATTAGTGGGATTTGGAGATAAAGCTATAGTTGAATGCGATTCGTTCAAAAGTGCACCTATAGATGTTAAGATACCAGATCTTGTGTTTTCTATCGAAAATCAAGACAATGGAAACGATCGAGTAGTCGGAATAAGAGATTTTCAGCAAAGGCTTGCTTACTGGTCATATCCAATAACTGCTGAAGGATATACTCCAAAGTTTCCTAATAGAAGATTAGTTTATAATTATGAAAATGATTCATGGGCGACATTTCAAGATAGCTTTACATACTATGGAAATTTTCAAAGTATAACAGGAATAACATGGGCTCAAGGAAATTCAACATGGAATAATTCTAATTTTCCTTGGACTGGGGTTCCTGCGTTATTTCCTTATATCGTTGCGGGTAATCAGCAAGGGTTCATAGAAATACTTGATCAGCTTGTCAGCAATGATCCTACACTTTACATCTCTAATATTACCTCTTCTGGCGGGACAACACTAATTACAAGCCCTGATTACAACCTTTCGGATTTTCAGGTCATTCAATTAACAGATCTAACTGACCCATTCACATCTTTAAACGATAAAGTATATGGGGTACAAAGAGTTGATAATAACAGCTTTAAAATATCTACATTCAATACAACGACTCAAGATTTCGACACAGCAGTTCCATTTCCAGGAGGAACCTTTATAGGAGGCGGTGTTATTCGTGTTAGAGATGGGTTTAAAATACAAAGTAAAAAGTTTAACTTTTTAGATGAGGGTGAGAATATACAACTTGGATACATAGATGTGTTAATGAATGTCACGGATTCTGGCGCTGTTACAATGAATATATACGGTGATTATAACGAACAGGATCCATTAAACACCTATCCTAAAAATTACAATCAAGTCACAGGTGCAGCTGATACATTTTTTAATTCTATAATAGACACTACAAATCCATCTTATAATGGTATAAAACTTGAAAGAGGGTCAACCAAAAACTGGCAACGTATTTATTGCTCTACAAGATCTTCTTTTATTACAACACAATTCACGCTTTCTAATGCTCAATTGAATGGAGACGAACAACAACAAGATGTTCAAATTGATTGTCAAATCATGTGGGTTAGAAAAGCTGGTCGCCAATTAAATATACAAATATAGGTAAAAAATGACTGATTACACATTAAACACACCTCAGGCGAACCAATTACTCTCAGCAAGTC